CGAACTCAAAAGTAAGTATCGAAATCCCATCACGAACGGGCGCGCCGGGCGCGCCTTCCGTCACAGGCGGCACACTGACAAGCGACGCTACCTTCTACTATCGCAGTTTCACCGCATCGGGAACGCTTGGGGTGTCGGGGTCGGTCACGGCTGACGTTCTCGTTGTCGCTGGTGGCGGTTCTGGTGGCGCTCGCGTCGGCGGTGGTGGTGGTGCTGGCGGGCTGGTGGCGTTGACATCAGAAATCTTGGCGACCGATCAGGTGATCGTTATCGGTGGCGGCGGGGCATCGGTTACCGACTCTTCTGGCGTTGGCGTCGCTGGCAATAACGGGACAAACAGCGCAATCGGTGCGAACGCGGCGACAGGCGGCGGTGGCGGCGGTGCGTATGTGAATGTTGCAGCGAAAGTCGGTGGTTCGGGCGGTGGTGCTGCCGGGTACAACACTTCGCCCAATAACGTCGGGGCGAACGGGACGAGCGGTCAAGGGACCAAAGGTGGCAACTCTGTCAACGCGGCGTCGGGTGGTGGTGGTGGTGCGTCCGTTGAAGGGTCCGCTGGAGCCTCAAGCATCGGTGGCGCGGGTGGCGCTGGATCCTCGACGTACTCGTCGTGGGGTTCCGTTACATCAACGGGCCAGAACGTGGCAGGAACTTATTTCTATGCAGGGGGCGGCGGCGGTTCAGCCGATGGATCGATTGGCGTAGGCGGCAGCGGTGGCGGCGGAGCAGGCACCGTGAGCACGACGACACCCGCAACTTCAGGAAGTGTCAACACAGGCGGCGGTGGTGGCGGTGTTCGCGACATGACGGATGCTGGGGGCAAGACCTCGGGCGCTGGCGGATCGGGAATTGTAATTGTCCGTTACACGAAAGTTCAGGTCGACGGATAATGGCTTATTTCGCAGAAATCAACGAAAACAACATCGTCCTACGCGTGATCGTCGTGGCCGACGACGACTGCTTCGACCAGTTCGGCAACGAGAACGAAGCCATCGGGGCGCTCTTCTGTCACCAGCTACTCGGCGGACGATGGCTACAGACGTCGTACAACGGTCGTATCCGGTCCAAGTACGCGGCGATTGACGACCGCTACGACGGAAGCATTGACGCTTTCGTTTCACTCCCTGAACCGACACTAGAAGAAGAGACACCATGACGATCACCGAGACCCGACCAAAGGTCATCGAGATCCCGACCGTCGAAGAAGACCTCGACGAACTGACACTTGTCAGTCAACCTCGGTGCTCCGATCAGGTCCACCGGATGATTCGAAGCGAAACCGTGGAACGAACCAAAGCGGCAGCCATTCTCGCCGCTATGGAAGCCGCTGCGTAGCCGCTATCTTCGTCGTGCCTATGGTCAATCCCAAAGGTCACGAATAACAGATTAGGATCAAACCATGGCAGATGACTACCAAGAACTTGGGACTACCGGGCTACGCCGTGTCGGCGGTTTCATTATCGATGACCAGCTCTCCGCTCTTCGGGGCACGAACGCTGTCAATGCATGGCGTGAGATGTCGGACAACGATCCGATCGTCGGTGCGCTTCTTTTCGCAATCGAGAAACTGATTCTGAAGGTTGACTGGCGCGTCGATCCTTACTCCGGAGCCGGGGAAGACCCGACCGAGAGTGATGTTGCTGTCGCCGATTTCGTGGATGGTTGCCGTGGCGACCTGAACGAGTCGTGGTCGTCGCTTCTTCAAGGCATCCTTACGATGCTCCCTTACGGTTTCTCCTTCCACGAAATCGTTTATAAGAAGCGTGGCGGACCAAACCAAACCGATCCGACGAAAAAGTCCCGTTACAGCGACGGGAAAATCGGTTGGCGTAAAATCGCTTACCGAGCGCAGGAGACACGCTGGCAGTGGAACTTCGGTCCCGATGGTGGACTCGAATCAATGGTTCAATGGGACCCATCGACCGGGCGACACGCCATCATCCCGATGGAGAAGGCGCTGCTCTTCCGCACGACGACCGCCAAAGCAAATCCCGAAGGGCGCTCGATTCTCCGCAACTCATTCCGCCCGTGGTACTACAAACGTCGGATTGAGGAGTTTGAGGCTGTCGGCATTGAACGTGACCTTGCCGGTCTGCCAATCGCTTACGTTCCCCCGGCTCTCCTTTCTTCGACCGCAACGGACGCCCAGAGAGCGTCACTCAACGCAATCACGGAGATAGTTCAGGGCATCAAGCGCAACGAGCAGGAGGGTGTCGTATTCCCGTTGGCTTACGACGAAGCCGGGAACGAGATGTTCCGTCTGGAACTTCTGTCCTCCGGTGGGGCGCGACAGTTTGATACGGACAAGATCATCGCCCGGTACGACCAGCGCATAGCCATGACGACTCTCTCAGATTTCATTCTTCTCGGACATGAGGCGGTCGGTTCATTCAGTCTCGGTTCCTCGAAGATTGACCTGTTCACAACGGCGATCGACGCGTGGGCGCGATCAATTGCCGATGTTTTCAACGATCACGCCATTCCACGCCTACTGAAACTCAATGGCATGGATACGGCACGCTGCCCGAAACTCACTTACGGCGATATCGGTGCGGTCGATCTCACGGTCCTCGGAGATTTCATCACGAAGTTGGCTCAGGCAGGCGCTCTCGTTCCGGATGAAGGTCTTGAGGATTGGTTGCGGGAGTTGGCCGGATTGCCTCCGTCCGACCATTCGTCTCCGATGTCATCTTTGATCCCCGGTCTCGGAGGTCCGGATGAGGTTCTGCCGTGACCGTACACATTCATTTCTCGAAAGCCGCTAATCCCGGGAAACGCAAGTTAGGTACAGGTCGGCTCACTCAGACTGAGAAGATCATTTCGCAGAACTTCGGCGCAGCGATTGGCGAACTGACGGCGAACGTCAACACTCAGGCACTCACTCAGGCGCTCGCAGGGCGCAACGTCGGGGCAGCAATCCTCGCTTACGATTGGGGCCAGTTCGCCGCACGAATGTCGGGTAACCGGTTAGCGATGCTGACGCAACTCAATCAGACCGGTCTGGCTGAGGCCCGGGCGGTCGGTTCGATCATCGGGCATTACGCGTTCGACGTAACTGATCCTCGTGCTACAGCGTGGGCAGCGGCACGCTCCGGGGAGCGGATTGTGCAGGTCAGCACAGGGCTACAAGCTGAGATCCGGGGAATGATCACCAACTCTTTCGTGAACCAGATTGATCCACGGCAGATTGCGAAAGAACTAGAACTCAAGGTCGGATTGTTCGATCGTTGGGCAAGCGCTGTTGATAATCAGTACCAAAGGAACTACACAGGATTCCTGAATAGCGGAATGAGCGCTGCTGATGCCGAGCGAAAGGCAACCGTTCTAGCGGAAAGCTACCGTGACCGGTTGATAAAGGCCCGATGCGACAACATCGCAAGGACGGAGGTCATGACCGCTGCGAACGAGGGACGTAGCATCTCTTGGCTTCAGGCCGGTGACGCTGGACTGGTGGACCTTGCGACAGCGGGTAAGGAGTGGATCGCAGAGGGAGATGCCTGCGATGAATGCCAAGATGTCAATGAAGAAATAGTTCCTGTTATGGAAAGTTTCTCGAACGGTGAGGATATGCCGCCCGGACATCCGTCATGCCGTTGCACAGCGGTTCTGATTCCAGATGCAGAATTCACCTAATTCTGATCCATCTGCCATGCCCTGTTATGCTCTCGAGTCGGAGGCTCCCATGACTGAACCGGAAATCATTGAGATCGTTCGCGCTGTCCCGATAGACACGCTGACTGCCATGACCGAGATACCGGATGAACTGGTAGCTCAACTTCAGACGATGATGCAGATGGGCGCTACGGTCGTGGACATTGCGTCCGTTCTTGTCGATGGCGGTTACCGCATCGTGATCATTCCGGAGGAAAGCGAAGAGCCTGAATCTGAGATGGAACCGGGCATGGAGCCTCAGGAAAGCTACGAAGAAGACGATTATGAGGAAGAACCGAACGGACTGATGGGCCTGCTGGACCGGCTCCGTAGCGTATTCGGCAAGAGCGTGTCCTTTGAATCCGAGAATGCTTCGATCGCCCGAAACCGTAAGCGCGCATCGGCCCGTCAGCCTCACGATTTTCAGCGTGCGATCTGGTCTACCCGTAAAGGTATTATTCGCTGCCGTGTCTGCGGCGGAGGTCAGCCTGCCGACGGTGAGATGTGTGTCGGCGTGACGATGAAAGATTCGCATTACGAGATGGAAATGCCTGATCCTGAGATGGCTGTCGGCGAACTGACACTCCGGTCGGCAACGATGGCTCAGGCCTACGATCTGATTGAAGAGGCTCTCGGATGTTGGCCGCAGCACGACGCTCACTACATGGACGAAAATCCTTTCGTTGATGAGGGTATCGCTTGCGTGAATTGCGTCGCTTACTGCCCGGAGATTCACGGATGCTATTGGGTAGAAGGATCAATCAACCCGAGCGGACTTTGCAAACTATGGGTCATCCCGGAGATCCTCCGTAAAGCCGCTCCGGTGATGAAAGAAATCGTGGAACGTGACGGCGAATTCTGCGTCACATCCGCTGATGGCGAAACCGAATTCGGTTGCTACCCGGATCGGGCCTCTGCCGAAGACCGTCTTGCTCAGGTAGAGCGTTTCTCTAAGGCATCGTTCGCCCCGCCGAAAGGCGTGATTGATGAAGCGAAGCGCGCTCTCGCATGGATGGCCGAGGGTGAAGCCGGTGCCGGTTTCACGGATGTAGGGCGCGCCCGGGCTTCCCAGCTTGCTGCCGGGAAAGCTGTATCTCTTGAAACGATCAAGCGTATGTCCTCGTACCTTGCCCGCCACGTTTCCGACAAGGAAGGCGAAGGATGGTCGCCCGGTGAAAAAGGTTACCCGTCCCCGGGTCGAGTTGCGTGGGCGGCATGGGGAGGAGATCCGGCAATCTCTTGGACCGCTGGCATCATTGACTCGATGGACAAGGCCCAACCGGACATGAGTTCGGTTCATGTTGAAACGCCGATGGGTTCCGGTCGCAATAAGAAAAACCCTGAGCCTGTGATTTACTCAATTCCCGGAGTCTTCTCGAAGGCCGATGAGCGCCGGTTCACGCTTGGTCCGTGGTACGTTCCAGATTCGTATGATGCCCACGGTGAGTGGACGGACCCGGAGGAGCTTCAGCTTGCCTTGTGGGATTACGTTCGCAGTTCAGATAGGACAATCCGACTTCAGCACAATACGGATGTCGTGGCCGGTGAATGGGTCGAGGCTCTTTCGTGGCCGTATGCGGTGAGCGTTCCGATGCTGGATGTAGAAACGGAAACAGTCAATGACCATGAGTTTCCTCCCGGAACCGTTTTCATGGGAGTGATCTGGGAGCCGTACGCGTGGGAAATGGTGAAAGCCGGGAAAATCCGGGGCTACAGTATGGGCGGTAACGGTCAGCGTGTGACTGTCGATCTTCCTTCGGAAGGAATGCTATGAGCGTTCATGTTCCAAACACAGGTTCTACGCCTACAGCGTTCCGCCGTGAAGCACACATGATGGTCGAGGACGGAGAATCCTTCGATCCGATGATGGCGAATAACATGGTCGTGACCGCACTACGCCGACTCCTGTCGGATGCTGTGACCATGTATCTCCGGGCGCAGGGATTCCATTGGAACGTGAAGGGTTCAGGCTTCTCGCAGTACCACGAACTGTTCGGTCAGATCTATCAGGACGTATACGAGTCCGTCGATCCGACCGCTGAAAACATTCTCAAGCTCGGTGGGATTGCTCCTTTCCGTCTTCCCGAGTTGATGGCGATGCGTTCCATCACGGATAATCCTGTCCCGTCGATGCTTCCGGCCGATTTGGTTGCGGACCTGCTGTCTGCGAATGACTCGATCCTGATGACGCTGAACATGACTTTCCACGCTGCGAACTCTGCGAACCAGCAAGGCATCGCTAACTTCGTTTCTGAGCGCATTGATCAGCATCAGCGTTGGGATTGGCAGTTGAAGTCTTCTCTGGCGATGTGATGGTTTCGAGGTTGCATTTCCCCTAATAGGTAGATTGTTTCAAGAAAACCCCTAACCGGGGTTGACAGGTTGATCGGTTCGGTGTAAGCTACTCACATGAACTCAACCACCACAACCAAAGGAACCGCAATGACCACCACACTTACCCTCACAAATCAAGAAATCGCAATCATCCTTTCCGCACTCGACGATCATGCAATCGAGATCTTCACGGTCATCGAGCGCTGTGAGCAGCAATCAGGAAACACGAGCAAGACAGTCGCCGAAACGCACCGGACGAAGTACAACTCCCTCAATGCTCTCCGCAACACCATCCGCAAGTCGGTGGAAGCATGAGCCAGAACTGGATCGCTCACACAACCGCCGAGGGAGAGCCTTGTGCCAAGTGTTCGGTCTGCGGATTCAACGTCCGCCCCGAACGTGTCGGGACCGACTACGAATGTCTCAGTTGCTGGGACATCGCCGACAACGCTCGACTCAAAGCCGAACGTGAAGCGACCCTGAAGCGACTCAGCGAAGGAATCGAAGTTGTGGACATAGACGTTCTCTGGAACAAGGTATTCGGGGGTCGGCGATGATTGCTCCTCTGGGTTGGGCGGCAATCGAAATCACAGTCCTGATTACGTTCGCAATAATCGCAGTTCGCATGAACATGGACGAAGGGGAAAAGCATGAATGACAGCGAGCTTCCGCTCACGGACCGGGGTGCGCTCCGATGAGCAGGAACATCACGTTCGGAATGGCGAAGGCGAGGCGTGAAGTTCGCATGGCCGATGGGCGGACTGGCCGGTTACAGAACGTGACCCGAGAATCCGGGGTCGCTTGTGTTGTGATGGGGAACCGTCGCATGAAAATCCCTGCCGCCGATCTGGTGGTGTTCTCCACTCACCTGACTCCGGCGGTCGGGACGATGGAGATGCGCTGCTGCTTCCAGCCTGCCGACTCCATCTCTGCGGATGATCGCCTGACGACCGATCCGGGTCGTGTCTCCTGTCAGGGTTTCCCCGGTGACTCCTGAGAGCCTCCCCTGTGGTCCTGTGCTGAACGGGAAGCGGTATTCCCCGGTGATTGGTGCCGAGCCGTGGCTGATCGCTCTGGAGAGAGATTATTGGGATGCTCTTGATTTGGAGATCAAAGCCTCTCGGTCTGGAGATTCCGGTCATATCCGCCCTGATGGCGGGATTGTTTGGGATAAATACCTAACCGGGGTTGACAAACCAGACCGGGTCGGGTAAGCTACATCTATGAAGTCAACTACCACCACAGAAAAGGGAACCACCACCATGAGCACCAACCGCAAGTTCATCTCCAAAGTCGCATTCGACGAAATCCTCGCCAACTACAACATCTCCAAAGCGGACACAGCAGCGCATTTCCTGTTCCGCAATGCGGAGCGCTACACCGACAACCTCAATGACATCGCTAGGATCGCATCCGCCCTGACTCAGCGTGCCGCAAAGCTGACCGAGCAGATCGATGCTTCACAGCACCTTTCCGAACTGGAATGGCTCGCCAACGATGCCCGGGATCTCCCGAAGTATTCGGGCCGGAACGAGATGCTCATCTCCACAATCGTGGAAACGATTCACATCCTCGAGAGCTACGTCTCCGACTCTTCGGAGGAGCGAGGCGCTCAGTTGAACAAGGATCTCCGCTCACTCATCTTCGGTTCCAGCGAAGCCTGAACCGGACAATCACCAAAGGACCATGATCATGCAAACCAAAACCAATCCCCTCCTTACGGAAGAGATCACCGCAGTTGACCGCATCCGTGGACACCGGTTCAGCCCTCCTCTCGTGGCGCTCCGCAAGATTCCTGCGATGTACGCAACCGAAAACATCCCGGAGGCAGACAAGATCGTTCACCTCCATTTCTTCACCGGCTCCGCAGACTGGTACGTCATCGAGTACGACCCAGACAGCGGGATGGCATTCGGTTACGCCGATCTCGGATATGGAGGGGAATGGGGAAACATCTGGCTCCCCGAACTCGGTGCGTACCAGCACGCTCACAGGACTGTTGAGCGGGACTGTTGGTTCGATCCGACCCCGGTCAGCGGCATCTCAGGGATCAAAAACTGAGATGGAGATCACGACCACCACCATCGCTCACTGGACCGAAGACGAGCAGCAACTGTTCATCAGCATCGATGGTCATGTCATCGCTAAACTCGAGATCTGGAAAGTCGCTGAGGCTCTGATCTCAGGTTGCAATTACGAGTATGGAATTGATATCACCCGATTCGCAACTGAGAACCATCCGGACTCCTACCTGCCTCCCCGGGTCCGGGTCATTGAATGCGGGGACCAGCCTGCCACCCTTACATCCGAACTCAACATCATCGGAAAGGTTGGCTGACATGAGCATGAGCGCATATGATCGCTGGAAAACCACGGATGTTCAAGGGGATTACTCCGATGGACTCGAACAAGAAGCCGAACGTCGGTTTCTTTCCGTAGGCATCGACTTCAACACCCTCACCGAAGAGGATTGGGAGGCGATGTACGAGTCAATTGAAGAAGACATCGCCGATAGTTTCCAAGAACCGGACAGGGACTGAACAAGTTCCAGCGAAGACCGCTGCCTGAATCATCGGCGTGGTCGCCCTTCGGGGTTGAAGCAAGACCGTTGATTGAGTAGGTGGTACTCTCAGCGAATGGATCTTGCTTCAATCCCGTTTGTGCAGGCTCGCTACTGGTCTCCCGGTTCGGGTACGCCGAAACTGTTGGTCATTCATAGTATGGAATGCCCGATTCAAGATGGCCGTGCCTCTCAAGTTGCCCATTGGTTCGCCGGTCCCACATCACCAAAAGCGAGCGCTCACTACATGGTAGATCCGAGCGAAGTGTGGTGCGGAGTGCAGCCGCCGAACGTCGCTTGGCACGTCGGATCAGCAAACACTTATCAGGGTCAACCGTCCATCGGCATCGAGCAGACCGGTTACGCCTACAAATCGGATTGGTATGGACCGCTCGCCCTACAGCAGCTTGACCTACTGGTCGATCTCGTAGCGTCCCTATGCGACCGCTGGGGCATCCCCCGAACTTGGCTCGACGTAGCTGCCCTGAACCGGGGCGAGTCCGGCATATCGACTCACGGTCTCTGTAGCGCAGCGGGAATCGGTACGGATCACACGGACCCCGGCCCGAACTGGCCGGTCGAGGAATTCATGCGCCGATTGAATGGCGCTTCCAAAACAGGAAAAGGAAAGAAGATGTTTGATTTCGTTCTTGCTAAAGACGAGAAGGTTGTTCTCTTCGGTATCGGCTTCGGTTGTGTCGCTCATCGTTGGCAAGGCGCGCCGAATGGTGGATTCGGACCGTGGACTCCTCTCCATGACGGACAGCCTTTCCCGGTCACAGAACTTACTGCGACCCGGAACGCTGACGGACGTCTTGATCTGATGGCATGGGACGACAACGGAAACGTCTGTTACCGCACGCAGGCGACGGTCGGCGGTTCGTGGCGACCGTGGCGATTGGAGCTGTAAACAATCTGCGTTCATGGCTTGACGCAAGGCTTTCTACTGTTACGATTTCCGCAGGTTGAATAATCAACGCTCAGATCAAGGACCGTGAATGCCGAAACTTGTGAGTATGGCTATCGAAGAAACCTCGGGTGTTGATCACCCGGCGCATCTTCGTGAAGGCTGGATGATCATGAAGTCAGAGGACCGCACCGAGAACGAGACGTTGATCGACCGGATCAAAGCCGCAATCGGCCAACCCGACGAGACGGAGGCAATAATGCCCGAGGAAATCACCGAGGACACGACCGATACGGTTGATGAACTCACGAAGGCTAACGACCGCATCGCTGAACTTGAAGCAGCGCTCGCAGCCACTCAGGAAACAGAAGAGATCATCGTTGTGGACGAGGAAGAAGAACTGATGAAGTCGGTTCCGGAATCCGTTCGCAAGATGCTCGACGATCAGAAGGCGACAGCAATTGCCGCCATCGCTAAGGCGGCAGCCGCCGAAGACGAGCTTCGCAAGGAGCGTGCCACACGCGCCGACGAACTCGCCATTGCTAAGGCATCCGGCTGGTCTTCCCTTTCGTTGAACGCTGAAGAGGTTGGGCCGATGCTCCGCCGTCTGAGCGACACCGACGGTGAACTTGCGAAGGCAATTGAAACCGTTCTTGAAAGCGCTAACGCGCAAGCCGAATCAGCGGGTATCTTCGCTGAGATCGGCAAGGCAGGACGACCCGATGGTGGCGACGCATATGAGGCTCTCGCTTCGCTTGCGAAGGCTGCCGTTGAAGCCGGTACCTCCTCCACGTTTGAGCAGTCATTCGTCAAGGTTGCCGAGCAGAACCCTGACCTGTACCTCCGTCATCTCACCGAGAAAGGTGCCTGAACATGGCATACGAAATTAGTGGTTACGCAGCAAAGATCACGCGCGTTGCTGGTGCCGACCTCTCGGCCCTCCAGTATACGTTCGTGAAGCAGGATTCCGCTGGAGCGGTTGTTGCCGTTTCGGCAGCGACTGACGTTCCGATCGGCGTTCTTCAGAATGCTCCGCTCGCCGGACAAGAAGCTGCCGTCTGTGTTGTCGGTGGCACGAGGCTGAAGGCCGGTGCGACCATTACGAATGGTACTCACTTCGCCATCGGTACTACTGCTGCTGGTCTTGCGACTCCCCTCGCTGTGACCGACACGACCAAGTACGTCCTCGGAGTCCCGCTGGTTACAGCAGCATCCGGTGATGTCATGTCCGCCATTGTCAACTGTGCGACTCCCACTCGCGCCAACTGATTAGGAACATAAGATGCCTCAGCCAACACTTTCACAGGTCCATATTGACGGACCGCTCACGAACATCTCGATCGCATACATGCAGTCGCAAGACAACTTCATTGCGAACAAGGTGTTCCCGGTTGTCCCGGTTGACAAGAAGAGCGACAAGTTCTTCGTCTACACCAAAAATGATTGGTTCCGTGACGAAGCCCAGCGTCGAGCCGACTCAACCGAGTCCGCCGGTTCTGGCTACAACCTGACGACCTCGTCCTACAGCGCTGATGTGTGGGCGTTCCACAAGGATGTCGGCGATCAGATCCGAGCAAACTCGGATACGCCGCTGGTCCCGGATCGTGAAGCCACGGAATTCGTGACCTCTCGCCTCCTGCTTCGTCAAGAAGTTCAGTTCGTTACCGATTTCATCAAGACCGGTGTTTGGGGTACTGACCTCGCCGGTGTTTCTGGAACTCCCTCGACGGGCGAATTCAAGCAGTGGAGCGATTACGC